ACCTCCTACTTATAAATCAATCTGCAAATCATCTGATACCGCCCCAGATCTTCCTCTGTGCTAAATAAATAGCCGGACTGCAACACGTCTACCCGTATAGCATCGTGCCCGTCCAGCTCTGGGAGGATATCGTCTAAATTGTTCTGTTCTGTCCATTCCGCAAAATCCTGATAAAAACCACTGTTGGCAATGCCTGTTCTGGCGTCACCATCATAAGCTTCTTTCGAAGTGAATGCGAACTGGAATTGTTTCAGGCGGCTCCCATCTACATATCTTTTATAAATAGGATCTGCCCCAATTGGGTCTATAGAATATTCCATTCCATTGCCAAGATAATCAATATTAATTTTCCGGTCATCAATATCCGGGTACGTCATTACATAATCCCGGATACTCTGGATAATCGGTTTCTTACCGTCCTGCAATCTGCTCTGCTCCTTTCAGAATAGCCTCCTTGTTGCTTGCCTTCATCTTTTCGAACCATCTCGCTTTAGACTTATGCTCGTAATACTGCCGGCGGGCATAAGGTGCCAGATACTCAATGGATCCAGAACCTATCACAGTTCCAAGCGTTGCTGACTTAATCATCATACCTGTTCTCCTTGGCGTGAGCGGATTCATATATCTCAGGCATTCGGAATCGACAAACTCTTGAGCTTTCGAAAAATTCTCTGCTTTTGTCCGGGCAAATGACGGATTCCATTCAAGCTTCGCTTGGACAGAACCGTTCGCCGTTACCTCTGTGAATACGCTTCCTCTTGGAGTCGTAATGCTGAAATTTTTCTTTGATGCCATCTTAAGCGCCTCCTATTCTCCAATGCGGGAGACCTCCGAAGCGGTTGTCTGACCAGGACAATACTTTACAGTGTCTCAATCGCACATCGGTGAGATCTGCTGGCTTTTCAATCTCCTTGTCACATTCTCCCAGAACAATATGATCATCAATCTGAATCGTCCAGCAATCTCCCGGATTATCTTTCTTCACATATTCCTCTGGTGGAAGATACTGATTTGCATTCCCCACATCTGTAGGAATACGAATCTTGTACACTTCTGCGCTGTTAAGTCCGGAATCTCCAACAGATGCCTTGTGATCCACGTACACATGTACATCTCTAACCACCGTTCTGTGCCAGGCGTCAAATGTGTTCTTTTTTCCGGGAATTCGGTTATAGATTGTAATCGTCGCATTTGTCAGCATGACAACACCCTACCTTTCTTGATAACCACCCGGTCGGAAGCAAATATGTAGATGCAGCTTCATACGCTTTCTTTCTGATCAGCTCTTCCATTGTCTGACCGTCAGCCTGTTCTACCGCGTATGATACACTGTAGCCATCGTTATTCTCAGACTTGACCGTACCTGCTTCCTGCTTCTTTTTACAGGAATAATACACGTCAGCCACAGCGCACACTGCATCTTTTACTGCAGTATTTTCAACTGCAAAAATATTTCCTCTGACATAAGTCAATTTCCTGATATAAGCTTCAGCCCTGCGCTCAGCAGATGGATATTCCCTTTCAGGAATATCCCCGCCATAGTGATCCGCATAATATGAATAATCTGCGTACATTTACTCCTACTCCCCTGCTTTCAGAATTGAGAACGGACATCTTTTAGTTTTATCTTTTGCAAGTGCATTGATTGGGTTTGGAATCTCCCAGCCAAGACGCATTACTGCACGAAGTGCAACCATGTCATTCTGCATCAGGTTGTATGCAATAGATCCATCTGTGTTCTGAACAACACCCTCAGTAAACAGCTTAAATGTAATATCCTGTCTGATGGAATATACAAGCTGTGAGAAATCTCCAGAGATCATCAGCGCCTTAGTCTTATCGAATGAACCATTGTTTGGGAAGTTCATTGGAGAACCGTCCAGCGCATACTGTGTAGACCCCTGCATATCTGTTTTAAACAATGGATCACCATTAGTGTTTTTTAATCCACGAAGTTTTGCTCTCATGGAAATATCAGCCATGTGACCATTGACCATGTATCCACAATTCTCGACTTTTGCAATCACACCGTCTTCTGCCATGATTTTGTCATACAGCGGATCCGCTGAGCCAAGTGTTACCACGGATCCAGCTTTTGTGGCTGTCGCAACAACATCGTCTCTCCAAGTAGACGGTTTATCTGTACCAAACAGTACAGCTCCATCAACCTTATTTCCAAATGCCTCTGTGACCCTTGGTTTTACTTCGCCCCAAATATCATACTGAGAATCATCCAGTACGGCTTCTGGAATTGGTACGATTACTGCAATTTCCTCTGCAATGATAAATTTCTTATCCCATGCCTGCTTTGTTGTCTTTTTCTGTCCAGAATCGCCATTTACGAAATAGGCAATCGGCAGCATATCAAGAACTGGCATCTTGTACTGCTTGCTTGTCATATTTGCCAGCTTTCGTCCTCTTGAAAGAACTGCTGACTGAGCAATTACGCCCTGGATAATCTCATTAGATTCCTGTATCGGAATCAGAGACTCCGCTCCAGTACGGTCGATAATGCTCACATCATTATCGAACAGTCTTAAATTCATTCTATTTTTATTCATCTTTACCTCCACTATCTTCGAGCCGCAGCACGGATACGATCATTGATGGAAGCACTTATGTCTCCACCAGAACCCTCAGAAGTGTTCCCTGCAGATGTTGAAATACGATAACTGTTCGTACCACCTGCAAATCTTGGATTCTCCTTCAGGAATCTTTCTGCAGCTTTCTCAAATGTTGTCTTATCGTCTACAAGTTTCGATACCTTGAACATGACATAATCAAGATCTTCTGATTTTACGCCTTTCCCAGATAAGAATTTTTCATTCTTCATCTGCTGCACCTCATTCAAAGCATCGTCACGCTCCTTCTGGAGCTTTGCAGCGTCCGGCTGATTGGCAGCACGTTCTGCTTTGAAATTATTGATTGCCTGTGTAACCTCAGTTTCTGTCATTCCCTGCGTCCGGAAAAAATTTGCAAGTGCTGTTCTCTCTGAACGCTCTACCCTTGCACTCGCGATCTCTTCCAGCTGTTCATAGGTATATGTTCCGGTATTATGCGCTCCGGATGCGCTCCCAGCGGATCCCTGACCGCCGTTTCCAGCCCCGGCATTTCCACCCTGCCCACCAGAGCCAGCTCCTGCGCCGTCATCAAAGAGCTGTAAATTCATTCTGTATCTCATGCTTTCTACCTCCGTTTTGCCTCGACAGGCTCCCGAGCTTTTCTTGTCTTCACGTTTTGGACATAATAAAAACACCCTCTCGGGTGCTTGTTACTGAAATTCTATACAATTGTATTCCCGGTTGATATCTGTAAGTCCCAGGAACCATGAATCTATCAGAAGTTTTCCGCCATCTGAAAGATTCTCCCATTCAATTACCGTCATACCACTGCCTGTATCTGCACGGATTCTGTCACCAGTCAGATCTCTTAACGAATTAATCAGATTGTATGTCAGAGCTGATACTGCAGCACATGCCCGATCGATACCGCTTGAATCCTTCCGACAGGCATGACCAAACATACTAATTTTTTTATCTTTTACTGTTACAGTTATCATGATACCTCCTAAATGAGTATAAAAATACCACCGGTCTTATCAACTGGTGGTAACTACACAACTGCTTTTAACGCTTTGTTGTATTCAATTTCCAACTCGCGTTTAAATTTTTCAATCTCTTCTGGTTTCATTCCCGGTTCTCCGGATGCGCAAATATCAGGCATTTCTTCATTCAATATTCTTGTAGCCCTTGGCTGTTCCTTATACATTTCGTCATAATGGATAATTAACATTCCTTCCAGTTCACAAGAAAAATCATAGATATCCTCTGGAGTATTTTCCAAAAAATCTTTGATATAATTCATTACCTTCTCAAACATTTCCCCATGCCTCCTTTGGAGCCCTTCTTCTTACAACAGATACGATATCTCCAGTTTTTTTATTTCTAACAACTAATAACTGTAATTCATGAATGAAATAGATTTGTTTATCTTCTCCCTCTGTATAATTAGGTGTACCTTTAATAATTTTTATCAGCATTTCTTCTGACACTTCCGGTAAGCCAGGTTTATTCAATCGAGGAAGTCGACTAAGTGCATGTACAGACATTACAACATTTTCTTTTGCAAATCTATCATACGCCTGTTTAGACGTGTTCTTAAATTCTTCTGACCAATCTTTCTTGTTAATCTCAAGATGTGTGAAAAATCTATTCTGAAGCTTTTCCCACTGTTCACTATCATTATATTTCACCTGCCCGAACTTAGCAAGTGAACCAACAGAATCTCCAAGAACTTCTTTGTATCTCTTGTACTGAGCTATGTCTTTGGTTGCATTTTTAATCATTTTCGGATGGAATATGGAATTCTGGCTCTTGTTGTTCGTAGCAATCTTTCCCATCATATCCAGATAAATACGCTCACGCTCTTCCGTGAGACTCATCTTCCTGCAGAACCTGGAATACTCGTTAAGCTGGCCTTGATATTTCGCTTTGTGCAGAATGACTTCGTCCTGATCAGCACCGCCAGCTTGCAATAATTTGACTTTTTCACGCTGTGCCCTCATGGCTGTCTCCATCTGACGCTGTCTCTGCTTGGCTTCATACAAAGTATATTCTTTACCTAGGAACTCTCTTGGTTCATTTTCTTTTCGGTTCTGCTCTTCCAACCAATCATCCGTCCAGTTACGTTCGGATAATCCCGGAAAGAACAAATGATAAGTATGGTAGCAGTTAACTCCCAGAAGTCCGGTCACGGTACCTAGCCCACAGACTGAATACAACTGCTCTTTCGACCAGACACGCCCCTGCCACACTGCGTGAGTCGGACGTGCTCCCGCATGCCACTCCACTTCAAAATACTCTGTTCCAAGCTTCTGCGCGTTGTACTCAGATATCTTTCCGGTAATTTGACTGACTGCAGTCATGATTGCTCTCCTTGCGGCTACATCAACCCGGTTGGCTCTCCCGGAAGAATAATCAATCTGCCGGAGTCCGCTGTTGGTGAGTTGTGTCACAACTCTACGCAACACACTGTTATAATCGAATGCACCAGTTACAATATCGTAACATGCTACATCAAGGTATTTAGTATACACTTGAGAAAGTGGCGTCAATACCTTCTTACCATTGCCGTAGTCCAGATAGAAGCCGAGTGAATTAGTCACATTCTCCAAATCATCAAAACTCTGGTCAATGATTGCTTCTGTAATCTGCTTGAGCTGTCCATTCTCTTCGAATGGTATGTACTCGGCGTTAATCTGCTCATATATATCTTTATTCCGGACATATTCCCAATTGATCACCTTGTCGTACAACTCGAACATTTCTGGATAAGAAGCATTGAGCGCCTTTTTGATTTCTTTCTCAATATCCTCGGAGGAATATCCCAAAATCTGTAACCGGTTAATCTGCCAATCTGCAGTACTGGTTATTTCACCAGCTTTCATAATCCTCCGGACAATATCCTGCATGATACGCTCTTCCAAATCCTGATACCTGGAAGCAATCTTACTTGCAAGCTTATTCTTGTAATCATCTTTCATATTACTCCATCACCTGATTTTGTTCCGGGAGATGCTTAGCAGCATCTTCTTCTGATTCTCCATACCATTTAGCACGGTACTCTGCCAGACTCATGACTCCCATACTGACATCTTGTCGGTCTCTGCTCCGCTCTGTCTCTTTGTCCTCAATGATTGAATCATCAAAGTCAATGGTGATTTCACATTCAGGATTCAGTGTGTTCCCCAGTATCATTCCCAGACGGATTATAATTTGAATCAACTGCCTCAGAGCATCTTCCAAAAGTATTTCATGCTTTTTAATCATTCGATACATATCTGAGTTTTCCGAAATAATCTCTGTGGCTGTCTTAGCTCCAGTCGCCCCGAACTGATATCGGTCTGTACCAAATCCACATTTTAGCGACAGATAATTCAGATCATCATTGATTGCCTTGCTGTGCTGCTCTGCCCGGAGAGACATATCAATTTCTTTCAGAAGGCCTTCTCCATTTGCATCATCATCTGGCAGTGCATAAAATACACTGTCGTCCGGATCAAATGCTGGTGTACCATCTGCATTAGTCAACATCTCCGGGCGTACAAAAATACGCTTTCTGCCAAGCTCGAATTCATTGCAATATGAATCATACTCAATATCCAGCTTCTTGAGCGTATCAATTGCATTTGCGAAGATTGCAACGCCCATCGGATTGTTTTCATCAGCATTGTTCGTAATGTTCAGCCTGTCAATCACGAACTGCGCCTCGCTGGATCCCGTTCTTACTTCTTTTGCAAGCTCCTTGAATGGATTTAACTGTTTCCACTCTTTCTCAGATAACTCCGTACCCTCCTGGCTTCCAGAATCACACCGTAACACTGTGTTTTTAATTACATATTCACCATTCTCTAAGAGATGCGACTGCAACTGGACATATTTCTTTCTCGCTACGGTATGTGGAAATGCAAAAATACATTCTGTCACCTTGCCGTTATTCCAACTGACTGGAAAAATGTTCGGTGCGTCCACATAATTGATGCTAATCTTTCCGGAAATCACTGTACCTTCCTCCGTGATTTCAGCGTTGGCCAAATACGGGATATATGCGACCGTCCCGGTGAATGCTTTTCGTTCCTGGTAATCATTTCCCATAACAAGAAAGCGGTTATCATCAAGAACCTGATGCACAAAATTATGCGTAGCCTCATCATCCAGAGTAATTGTAACCCTTTCATTGAGCAGGAGATCAGCAATATCTTCACTCAGTTTCTTTGCCATCCCCATGCTTTTTCTCCGGCAGCGCTTATATGTTCCGCGACCGCTGTACACCTTGTAAAAAGAGAAATTTCTGACATTTCCTTCATACCAGGATACCCACTCTGCTATCTTCCGGTAAAATGATGCATCTACCGTATCGATTCCAGCTTTTTTGAAATAATTAAAGATATTCATCGTCCTCTACCTCCTTCCTGCTAATATCGCATACATCTATTTCTTCCGTTTCGTCTTTTGGCAACCAATATTTTAACCTCTTCCAAGCTCCCATAACACAATATCGGATTGCGTCCATACAATGGTCATCTTCTTTTACAGGTACTTCCTTGCCCTTTTCAATGGATTTCTTGTCGTACTCATAAGTACCGAACTCACTTACTGCATATTCCTGTTTTGGGGATACGCTCATGATGTCAAAACATAACACTTTCTGCACACGGCTGATTCCAAGTGCCACATCGTTTTCAGCATCTCTTAGAAATACCTGATAATCCAGGCTCACTGCTCTGACTGCTCGCCTGACTTCCTCTGCCAGTCCTTTTGCAGATGGATCAAGGAAAATATAAAAGACCCGGTTGTCATACTGTTCATGCAATTCATTCATGAACTCAACCAAGTCTTGTGCATATTCTGACGGACTCTTCTGCCTTCCGGATTCCCGTCCACTATGGTAATACTCTCCCAGTCCTGGAAATTTCTTTCGATACGTATCAAGTCCAAATGCTTCAAATGTCGTCGCATTCTGTTGACCATAATCTCCGCCAATATAAATTCTGTCATATCTTCTGTTCGGATCAGGCTTCTGTCTGTGCCGGTCTCCAAACATGTAATAGATAAGCTCATCTACACCGACTGCCTGTCCAAGCCATACCCAGCGGTACATCTTTTCATCTGCCCGCTTCATAGCTTCTGCAGAATCAACCAGCGCCTGTCCAAGCCAGCTGACCGGAACATCTCTGTAATCCGTGTGGATATGAATACAATCCTCACGTTTCTCCATTTTCTTGCACCACTGATTGATTGGTGCATTTGGATTCTTCGGAGGATTATACAAATAAATCATTTGGAATCCGCTACTGTTACCTCGGACAAATGTCGCTTCGATATTGCTCAGCTCATCCTCGCCTTCGCCATCGTCAAAGAACTCCGTCAGCTCATCTAACACTACAAGCTTGATTGGTTTATCCTCATCGATAATACCCTTGGTATCGTCAATACCGTCTGAACCGGAAAAATAAATGGTGGTGCCATACTTTTTGTACGTAATCTCCATTGGAGACTTTGTAATCGCAAATTTTTTCTTGGAAATACCAAGACGGTTGATTCCTCGAATCATTTCTTTGTACACAGTCTTCCGTAGCTTATTGTGGTGTTTACGAAGAACAACTGCAGAACCATGCGGATCTGATACAACCTGATAATCTGTCCGAATAGCTGCATAACTGGATTTCGTGCCGGCACGTCCGGAAGTCAGAATGATGTGCTTAACTTTCCTGTTGTTGAATATCGCCAGATACTTCGGTATCACAATGTCCGATATCTTCACCTGTTGGGGCGTCGTTGACAATCACCACACCGTCCTCTCCATCATCATTTCCGCCAGATTTTAACCTGTCTGTATTAGCCTTAATTTGCTCGATTCTAGCTCTCTGTTCTTCCGTAGCAAGGTCCCAGTTCTTATGCAGCAGATCCCCATACCTGTTGATCATGCCCTCAAGAGTCTTCTGAGCTCTAGCTTGAGCTGCTAAGAAGTTCGCCTGCTTATCCCAAGCTTGCTGCACTTCCCATTTTTCAGAAAATGTATCTCCAGAGCTTTCTGCAATCTTTGTTGTCGTCACATCTTCCTGATCACGGACATACATGATCTTCTGTGCCCGGATAATGGCAGCATAAGCAATCTGTATCTGGTCCCACAGAACATCTAACGGATCCTCCGGCATTTCCTGAATAATGGATAATGTTTCCTCCGGAAGGTGCTTGGAAAAGAACCCGAACTTCTCAGCATGTTTATTTCCTGGTGGACCAGTTGCATTCTTGTTCCCTGGCTGTCCTCCCCGTTTTCTTTTTACGGGTACAACAGAGGGTGCACCCTCAACCTTAGAAGGTGCACCCCGTTCTTTCTTGAGCTTTGACCAGCCGTAACGCTTGATCCAGCTCTTTATTGTATTCAAACTGGTGTCATACTTCTCAGACAATTTCTTCGGAGAGACACCTGATAGATAATCATTTTTAATTTGTTCTTTTACATCTGACACGTCACCACCTCTCTCTTTCCTGTTTTATTGCATCAGAAAAGCACCCTGTTAAGAGTGCTTAAAATTCCATCTTCACGTTAATATCCTAGATTTTAAAATCTTCATTCAGATCTAGTTCGTCTACAATCTTATTATTTTCTTTAATCATTTCATCACGCATTTTATCATAATCATTTATTTTGAGCTTAAACCAAAGTTCTGGACTGTTTACAATATTAGTCACATCAAACTTAATTTGCGTAACAAGCAACGAATAGAAAGATAGTATCCTATACATGTTAACATTATTCTTCTGATTTTTATAATTTTCACTCTGCATGACAGAAGCAATTTTTATTGCATCTTTCGACCCATACGCACAAACAGTGTTCATAATTTTTCTAAAGTCATCTAAAACTTCCTCAGATTCGGGCTTCTTTATCATTTTATCCATTAAGATCAATATAGCATATGGCATTTCTGACATTTTCTGAATATGTAACGTCGTCTTTTCTTTCTTTAATTCATTTTTCAAATTTTTACTCATATTCTTATTCGTTAAAATAAATCCGATTATAGAAACTATGGACGTAAAAACAGCTGTTATTATTGCACCTTTCAAATCATCACTCATTCTTCCAAATATTTCAATTGCATCCTGCATCCTCGCTTCCTCCCATACACAAATTCTACTCTCATAATATCTCAAAATGTGACATTATGCAACAGAAGGAACGACCTGTCACCAAGCCGTTCCTTCTAGGTTTTGTATGTACTTCTTGAGGAAATTGAAAAATTGGAAATCGTCTTTCCGTTCGTCTTTCGACGATATCATAATATCACATGTACTACTGACATTCACTGACATCTTTTTCCGGAAGCTGGAAATGAGCCAATGCTTTTCCGTGGATCCTGTGAATCTGCCTCTCAGAATAACTCATGGTTTCTGCAATCTCATACCACTCCATACCCTTGATATACCGGTAGAACATTACATCACCCTCATTCCTTGATCTAAGCTTCTTGATTCTCCTTGCAATGTCCTGATACGTCATAATCCTCAGTCCACGTTCTCTCTTGAGTTCATCAATCAATCCCTGGATACGTGCCACCTCTCCGGACAGATCTCCCTGCCCTCCGGATCCATGAGTCATGCCGTCATAATTAATCGCCTTCGCGGACATCATCATTTCACGTAGCTCCTTGATTTCTTCCGAGATCCGGTTGACCCTTCTCACATGATCCTTATAGCTCCGGAGATATTCCTTCTTCTGTTCGTTCTCTGTTTTCACTTCCTGCTCCATGTCCTATCTCCTCCCCCTGTATCAATCTTGTTCCTTTTCGCCTTCTGCCTTGCCAAATATCCCAATATGCTGTAGCATGCCCGTGTCCGGAAGCGTCTGCTTGTTTCTTCCGTTGGTGGCTTTTCCGCCATCTGGTCACGGTCTAATATGGCATCAAGGCGCTGGCATTTACTGTCGCTCATCATCCTCAACTCCTTCGTCGTTTTGTCTGTTCTCTTACACCCCACACTTTTCTGTAGCATTCTCGATGAAAAAATATTTCAGTTTTTCTCTTTGTCTTCACATACTCAACACCTTTAAGATCTTCGTCCTCCCGGATGACTTCATTGCATCCTGGGCAAATAACCGGTGTCTTATGGTTCTCAACCCATTTTTCTATAATGCTTTTTTTCTTTGCCTCGCTTAAGTACATCACTTCACACCTCCTGTCGTATCTTCCGGATCCTTGCTTTCAGACTCTCCATGACCCAGTTCTGCACATCGTCCTTCTTCTCCAGAGCCAGCATAACGTCCTCGTCTCTCGTCCCGCTGCTCACCAGATGATGGATAATTACTTTTTCCTCCTGCCCCTGCCTGTGCAATCGTTTATTCGCCTGGGTGTATAGTTCATAGTTCCATGTCAGCCCGAACCAGATTACATGGTTCCCACCCTGCTGCAGGTTCAATCCGTAAGCACTGCTTGCCGGGTGTGTCAGCAGCACATCGACCTCATGCCGGTTCCATGCATCCTCGTCTTCTGTCGTGCGCAGCTCTCTCACCCGTAGATTCAGTTTGCTAAGTGCTCCCAGTATCCGTGTCCTGTCATGCTGAAAATTATAAAACACCAGGACTGATTTTCCCTGCAGGCTCTCGATCAGCTCCAGAAAAGCCTCGATCTTACAGCTGTGGATTTCATGTACCTCGTGGTCCTCATCGTAGATTGCACCATTCGACAGCTGTAACAATTTATTACTCAAAGCGGCTGCACTGGTCACACTGATCTCATCCTCGTCTTCCGGAAGCGCCAGGACCATTTTCCGTTCCAGATCTTTATAGGCTTTCTCTGCTTTCGTGTCCAAAGTCACCGGCACCTGATGATAAATGATATCCGGAAGCTGTAAATAATCCTCAGCTTTCATGCTGATGCAGATATCCGATATCTTAGACAGAATACTTTCTTCGGTCCCCGGTTTTGCTTTGTAGTTATACACGATATTCTGTCCCCGGTCTCCCGGGTCGAAATATCGTTCCCGGAACTGTGTATATCGTTTTCCAAGCCTTTCGCCACCGTCCAGTAAGAATATCTGGCTCCAAAGGTCTTCCAGTCCGTTCGGTGATGGTGTACCGGTCAGCTCCACCATGCGGTCGATGTGGCTCCCCATGCTTGCCAATGCTTTGAACCGTTTCGCCTTATGGCTCTTGAACGATGAGGACTCGTCCACAATCACCATATCAAACGGCCATGACTGCTTGTAATAATCCACCAGCCAGCATACATTTTCCCGGTTGATGATATAAATATCTGCCGGCGTATTTAACGCCCGGATCCTTTTTGCCTGGCTCCCAAGTACCTGTGATACCCGAAGCATTTTGGTGTGCTCCCATTTATCCTTTTCCTTCGTCCAGGTTCCCTCTGCTACTTTCTTCGGTGCGATCACCAAGACCTTTCTGACCTGAAAGCGGTTATATTTTAATTCCTTGACTGCTGTCAGTGTCGTGATTGTTTTTCCAAGTCCCATGTCCAGGAACAGGCCAATCTTATGTATCTCAATGATTTTCTGAATGCAGTGCGCTTGGTATGCATGTGGTCTAAATTCCATTTCGCATCTCCTCCAAAAATCTATTCACGTCTTCCAGACCATACAGGACCCGGACGTCTTGTCCTAAATCCTTAAGCTTCTTGATCTGTACGTTCTGCAGACTGGATAATCTTCCGGTCTCCGTTTTCAGTTCGATGAATTTAGGCACGCTTCCCGGAAGTACCACGATCCGGTCCGGCACCCCATCATTTCCAGGGCTCACGAACTTATACGCCCTGCCTCCCAGTTTCCGTACACCGTCCACCAGTTTCTTTTCAATTTCCCGCTCCGGCATTTTGCAACCCTCCCGTTACTGTTCCTCGCGTACGCACGTATATGTACCCCTGTATTATGTACGTTATGTACGCCATATATATTTTTTATTATTTATTTCTACTCTCATATATAAAATATGGCAACATTGGCAACATAATATAGAAAAGCCTTTATTTTCAGTGGTTTCCCCGTTTCCAAATCCGTTGCACTTTTAAATTTTCTTTTTCAACATTGGCAACATGCTTATTTTTCGTCCGTTGCCATGTTGCCATTCAGTTGCCGTTATTTTTCTACTATGTCAACACTTGTGGTAACGCGTTCAAACCCTTTTTGGATTCCATGAGGGCCATATCTCCGCTTTGACCGATTCGGTTTCCATCCTTTCAGACTGGATAAAATCTGATTGATTTCCCGGCTGTCCGTCCGCTTCATATACCTTGCGTCACCACCGAAGCATTCTGTCCATATTTCCAACGCACAAACCTTACTCCTGTCCACCAGCTGTGTATTTTCACCTAATCTGAGGTTCCCATTCCAATACAGGCGTCTCTGGAACAGGTCAAAAGAATCCCAGTTCGATGGTATCTTGCGCTCCAGGAATTCACGGATAATCCCTTCCTTCCCGGAAGACTCCCTGTGGCTCTCCTGCATCTCTACAGCCATTTCTTCCTCTTCTCTAGACATATATAATGGCTCTCCCATTTTCCAGTGCATGTAGGCCTCTGCCCATATCTGGTCCACTTCCTGCGGCAGTTCGTTCCACACGGATTTCTTTGCCTGGTGCACCCCGACATCCACCGGCCAGAACCGGCGGTTTCCAGTCATATCTTTCAAAAACTCTTCCTCATTGCTCGTGCCGAAGAACACACACCGTCTAGGATATTTATTCGTTCTGCGCCCGTAAGCAGCGCGGTAGATGTCGTCCGTCTTACTTAAGAACTGCTTGACCGCATTGGTCTCTTGCTTGGTCATGGCCGTCAGTTCCCCGACCTCATTGATCCACGTTCCCTGTATCAACTCCGCGGCTTCCTTACCTTCGAAACTGGTCAAGGAATCCGAGAACCATTCCTTTCCAAGAATACTTAAGAATGTACTCTTTCCAATTCCCTGCGGTCCTGTAAAGATTGGCATGTAATCATATTTCACTGCACCGACTATGGCTCTTGCGACTGCGGCACACAAGGATTTCCTCATGACTGCATGCGTATAAATGTTATCTTCTGCGCCCAGATAATCCGAAAGCAAAGTGTCGATGCGCTTTTTTCCGTCCCAGATCAGTCCTTTTAAATACTCTTTTACATCATTGATCTTGTTCTGGCTGCTCACGATCAGAAGGGCGCTGTCCAGCTTGTCCCTTCCGGTAATCCCATAGAACAGCTCCATGTAGTTATAGAATCCCGCATCGTCTTCATCTTTCCATCTGCGCTTTCCTTCCTCTTTGCTCCACGGCACTTTGCCGAGGATAAGTCCGCAGCTGGCAAATTCATCCGTCACGATCTTCCCTTTTAACAGCGGGTCATTTTCCAGTACCAGTACTACATTATTGATGGTCTTGGCTATTTTTCCATTCCCATCTCTTGTAAGCCGATCCAGCCACGCAAGGTCCAGTTCTTCCGGCTGTTCTACCTGTTCATAGGAATTCTGTGCTTTTTCAAATGTTTCCTTTGCGAGCAATGCGGATACCGCTTTATCGTTGCTTGCAAGCTTTGTCATGGCCATAAAGGACGGCAGTTTACTGTTCGGCGTTCCTTCTTTCGCCTCCTGGTCCAGGTCTCCGAATTTATGCAGCCGGATCAGATCAAACGCATTGACCAGTAACCCGGAGCATGGGTCTGTTGCATGGTGGCTGTATAAGAATATGTCGCCGTCATAAACGATAGCACCGCCAATGGTAGAACCGCCTGTGTAAGTGTATCTGCCCACCATGACCGTAGGCTCATACATTCCCGGAATGAACTTCTCCATTGCCTGAGTGATGCTGTAGGTCCTGCAGAATGCTCCGATGATTCCCTTCTTTTCTGTCGGGTCTTCCTGCTTTGCAAGTCTGCGTCTTTCCACAGCATCTGTTCCCGGTACCTGTGGCCATTGTGAGATATCCGTCCAGTCTCCATACATCCCAAGGAGCCCTTCCAGACTGCAGAACGGACGGTCATATACCTCACAGACATACTCACTGTCTCTGCAGCAGCTCGGCCAGTACATCAGTCTTGCCACGTCAAATGTCGTCGGATCACAGAATTCGATTCCAATCAGGGACGCAAGCTTTCTTGCTGCAGGCTCATATTCATCTGCAGTTGCTGTTCTGTCTAAAGGTACAATAACTCTTAACCTCGGCTTGTACCCACAATGCTTTCTGGTACTGTAAATGGCCGCATTACAGCCTAACCCTGCCACGCGCTTCAGGATATCCTCGGTCCTTCCTGCCGGAATATTGTCCAGGTCCAGTGTCAGAAGGTCTCTCCCTTCTACATAAGCTGCCTTTCTTATATCTCCGGCAAATACTCCTCCTACAAAACCGCCCACGTCCTTTAGCTCGTCCTGTTTCACTTTTGCGTAGCTTAAATACTCTTCCAGCGTTTCTGTACTGCGTACCGGTGTCTTTAATTTCTCCACGAACTCTGCCCATGTAAGCTCTGTTCTCGGCCAGTGTTTAGTTTTTCGTGTTCCTGCCATGCTGATCAGCAGCATTCTGTTATTTTCCACCTTCCGGCCTCCTAGTCTTTCATATAATAGTTACTTTCAAATCCAGCACCTTTTAATATCAATCCCGGTGCCCATGATATCGGTTCCGCCATCAGATCACAGATTTCTTCGACTGTCGTATCCATCGGCGCATCGATGATGACCTCATCATGCACGTGGAATACGACCTGTAATCCCTTTGCGTCAATTCTTCTTAAAGTCTCTGCCAGACAGTCCCTTGCAATCGCCTGCACAATGTTTTCCGTCATTTTTCCACCATAGGTAGAGGTCACTTCCCATTTTCTCGTCTGCTGTCCGACCGTATAGTAATGGATTGCCATCTTCCCGAACTGATTCTCTTTGAGGAACGGTCTCGGGTAATATAACTTCCGCCCGCTCGGGAGCTGAACGGTCAGAAAATTCTGCCCATATACGATATCGCTCTCAAGATTAAAAATGAGATTGTAGATTGCCTGTGGCTGAGCAGTCTGCATAGCTGCAAGAGCTGCCTCTTCGACTGCATACCACAAGTCACGGATCCGCGGATTCGCACTTCTCCATCTTTGGACAATATCCGGAAGTTCCTCTTCTGATAATCCCATATTTAGCGCGCCCATTGCAATCAGTGCGTTAGAGCCTCCCTGGTATCCCAGTGCAAGGGTCGCTACCTTTCCTTTCTGTCTGAGAGCGTATTCGGGGTTCCCTTTTGCAATCTTTTCAATAGGTACATGGAACATCTGAGATGCTGTAGCCTCGTAGATCTTCCCGTGGGTGGCAAATACCTCATTGACCCATGTCTCTCCTGCCAGCCAGGCTATGACTCTGGCTTCAATCGCAGAAAAGTCCGCGACCACGAATTTATTTCCTTCTGATGGGATAAACGCTGTCCGAATAAGCTGTGACAATGTATCTGGCACGTTCCCGTATAAGAGCTTGATTCCGTCATAGTTCTGAGCCTTTACAAGTTTTCTTGCATAATCCAGGGACTTGATATAGTTTCTCGGAAGGTTCTGCATCTGCACCAATCGTCCCGCCCATCGTCCTGTCCGGTTCGCGCCATAATACTGTGTAAGTCCTCGCACTCTGTCATCGTTTCCTTTCGCTACGTCCATAGCCACATACTTTTTGATTGACGTCTTTCCAAGTTGCTGCCTAATTTCCAGCGCCCGTCTCACATTGTCCGGAAGATCGTCAGCTAACTTTTCTGTTACAGTCACCTTCTGCAGGTTGTCCATTTCCACCCCGTGTTTATGGATCCAGTCCAGTAACTGTGTGGAGCTATTCGGGTTATCCAGTCCCGTTATTTCTTTCGCTTCAGCCTCAAGAAGAATTGTACTTTGCTCATTGACCTGTAAAGCACCCCGGATCAGTTCTGAATCCACCTTTACCCCAAAAGCGTTCATGCGGATATCCATCTGCCATAATTTTTCTTCTTCGTCCGGTACTGGAAATGCATCCAGTCTTGCCAGAATAGCACTCTCTGTCGCAACGTCTTGCCGGCAGTATTCTTTGAATAACTCCCATTTTTCCGGTGCATGCTTCGGCAGGTTCCATGAGCGATTTCCATTGCTCTTCGTCGGTTTGCAAGGTACACAAAAATACCGGATCAGGGCTTTTCCCGTTGCAAGCTTTCTTTTATCCTGTGGCAGTCCGATTGCTTTTCCTGTAGCGTCCAGTCCTGCAGTATATCCACAATAAAGTCCGTGCGCCATGGTACATTTCCATTGTCCCAGAGGAGTCATGTAACCGGCGCGATTCAGACAGTACCATTCGAATGCTGCATTGTACGCATGCTTCACGACACTTAAATTTTTCAAGTCCTCTACAATTGCCTCCGGTATTTTTTCCCCCTGTGCAAGGTCTATGATCTGGACTTCTTCATTGCCATATCGATATGCGAACAGAAGGATTTCAAAATCATCAGACTGTGCATACCGGTATAATCCAGCCTTTCCAATATCAACACTGCTTTTTGTTTCGATATCTATACTTAAGTGTCTCATCATGTTCTCCTTCTGATAGCTGAAGAGGGCAATACGCCCTCTCCCTTATTACATTGGTAAGCCCGTGATCGGATTGATTCTCTGTGCGCTGCCAGCAACAGGCTGTGATGCTCCTGTAACTGGCTGAGCGTTTGTCACGCCTGTTCCGAATACTGCAGATGCTTTCGGCATGCTTCCTCCAAGTACCTCTCCGTCTTCCAGTTTCTGTACCGGTCCCAGTCCACAGCCGATTCCTTTCTTTCCCCCGAACATATACGGAAAAAAAGTCACATTGACACGTCCGTACATTCCGCTGTATACCTCAGACTGATTAATGATCGGGTTTCCCATTGCGTCTACGATTTCCGGCGGATAATCTGCTTTTGCTGATGCTGTAAATACCCAGTGTCCTTTACACTCTGGTCCAAATGCCATTCCATCGGATGGTCTCACTCCGTCTCCATCATAGACAGGAGTCGAAACGATCGGCGGGCAGACTCCGTTCCATTTTTCAGAAATGCCCTTCTGCTTCGCAGCTTCAATGGCCGCATCGATTCTCGCTTTGGTATCCACATCACTCTTCGGAACCAGGACCGTTACCTGATACTTTTCTTCCTGCCCCGGCTGATATGCATAAGGCTTATATAAATGTACAAATGAAAATCTTGCTCTTCCTGTTGTTACATTACATAAATTATCCATGTTAGTTTTCCTCCTTAAATGCCTGTTCGGCTGTCACTCTGTTCGTAATTGCTTCTCTCTTATCCGATTCTTTCACCAGTGTCGGCTTTCCTGGTCTCTTCTCAATAAATTCTCCGACTGCTTCCTGGAATTCTTTCTTTCCGACCATTTTTTCCACCTGTGCGAGAGTCAGCGGTTTCTTTTCATACAGCATCTCTTCCGGGGATACTCCTGTGCTGATCAGTTTCTCAAATGCGTCGTCCATGTTCGTCCAGTCTCTTGTGCTTCTTCCCTCTACTGCCTTCCATCCGGGAACTTCTTTTCCTGCAAGACATTCACTTAACGCCCACTCCTGCAGATCTTTCTGATACTTAACGACGTCCTGTAATTCCAAAAGCCTTTTTCCTGCCTCTTCCACGCTGATCAGTGGTGGCAATTCGCCAATATCGAAAGCCTTCTTCACGTTATAATCAGATCTCGCCCTGCACTGCGCCTTTGCACGGCAGAACCTGCACGCTTTCTCGTCCGGATGATATTCCCCTTTTCCTTCAATGGCGAGTGCTGCCTTTTCTTTGACCTTTTCACCGAAGTCCAACAGCTCCTCTCGTGAGCAGGACCATTCCGATACGTGGTCGATACGCGGCTGTATGATTGTCATCTGGATATTTGTTATCGGATACAGCATCTTGTAGGTGTTATAAGCGCCCAGTGCATACAACATCATCTGTGGATTCTGTTCTGCATCTACCTGTACCCCTTTTCCGTACTTGAAGTCGAAGACGTGCACCGTATTGCCATACACCATTACACAGTCTGCAGTGCCAAATCCTTCCGGGATCCAAACACTTAAGTCTAACTTCTGCTCGATTGCAACATACGGCGCTGACGTCAGATTGAGGGCTGTGACCTTCAAGTACTCTAAGTATTCATCAGTATACCGCTCCATCTCGTCCTTCCAGAGTTCATCTTTTTTCAGCTTATTGACACTTGTCGTATATTTTCTCTTTCCAAAATCTGTAGTATAAAAATAATGCCGTACCTTTAACTCTGCCAGTTCATGCGCCAGCGTACCTTCTCTTGCTGCTTCCGAAGTAGAGTCCGGAAACTGTTCTTCCAGCTTTGCACTTGGCGTGCACACCAGCCAACGGTGTGCACCTGATGCACTTAACAGTGCGTGTGCTCTTTCTGCATGTCCCATTAGATATTTGCCCCCATTCCTCTAAGTGCTGTTGCAAAGTTCCCGTACATTTCTCTCGGGAGTGCCGGAAGCGCCTCCACGCCATAACTTGCAAGAAGTTCCTGCAGCTGATTCTGCATTCCTTTATCCATCAGCGTCATGGCTGCGTTTGCCAACTCGTCCAGCGAATATGTACGCTCCGTTGTCGGCACTGGAGACATTGCCGGCTGTGCCGGTGTGACCGGAACTGTCTGCTCTGCGGGAGTTGTCTGTACGAGTGTGGCTGGCGCCGGCTGCGCAACAGGTGTGACCGGTGCTGACTGTACGGGCGTAATCGGCGTCACGGGTGCTACTGGTGTAACAGGTATGCTCTGTGTTTGTGCGGGTACCTCTTTTTCTCCCAGGCTGACTGGGACTTTCTCAGTACCGAGAAATTTTTCTGCGAACTCCTTCATATCCTCAAAACTATCAAATGTAACTGTAATCTGTGCCATTATGCATTACCTCCTAATTTTTCAAGCCCTGCCCGGGCGATATTTATGAATTCCTCCTCAGTGAGGCTGATTCCCTTTGTCATCTTGGTATGGTCATCGGACCACCCTCTAATGTCAAGCTTTGCTGGATTCCCATACCAACTGATCAGATTCAACTCCTTGTGATAGACATCTGATTCACTCTCTTTTTCTAATGTCAGGATATTCTCCTGGATTTCATAATTAGTTGCCGTCATTGTTCTCTTCTCCTTTCCATCTTCTGTCCACCTCTTCCGGTGGTATTCCTAAATACGCTGCCAGCTGATACTTATTGATTTCATAAGAATTTTGTGTGTTGCCGGCTTCCTTGGCCGTAACTATAGTCCCAAACGTCCAGATACCTCGCTTAATTCGTTCACGGACCTTTTGAGGTCCACAGCCTATGACTCTGGCTGCTTGACTGGAATTTAATATATCCTGCATCTACTCACCTCCCTGTTTCTTCTTACCAATGTGAATTGCACAATCCTTTATTTCAAATACTGTTGTTATTGGCACACCTCCTACATACTGTAAAGTCTGCCCCACCGGCTCTCTCATACATTTTCCACATACCGGACAATAATTTGCTTCCTCTGCGAGTTCTGTAAAACACGCTGGACATAATCGTTGCATTCTACTCACCTCTCTTCTATTGCATCTTTCCTCAATCTCTCCTATACTTTAGATACAGGCACTGCCATGCCGAGTAATTATGAAAGGAGAATTTGATATGACTCATTTTTTGACTGCTCAAGTTTGCGCAAATGGGCATATGATTACACCGTCTGTAGAATTGAATCCTGAATTAAAACAAGATTATTGTTCAAAATGTGGTGCAAAAACTATTACCAATTGTCCTCATTGCAATGCTCCAATACGCGGTGAATTATACGACGATGATATCGCTATCATTGGTCCTCAACCCGTCGTAGATTCCTACTGTACTAACTGTGGAAATCCATATCCGTGGACTGAATCCGCTTTAGAAAGTACCGCTTTGCTTATACAAGAAGAGGAAGAATTATCAGAACAGTTAAAAGCCTCTCTTGTTGAATCTCTTCCAGACATTATCACCGAAACCCCACGGACTAATCTTGCCGTTGTTCGAGTAAAAAAATGTCTTGCAAGTGCTGGTAAATTCACTGCTGATGCAGTCCGTCAATTTGCTATCGATTTTGGTTGCGAACTTGTCAAAAAATCACTTGGACTTTAATAATCTATACAGTCCATATCCTGGGCAACTCTCTTCACCACACGAGTAGTTGTCCTTTTTTAATACCCAACATTTACACCTCTCTTGAAGTTTCGCCCCACATATCGCACAGAAATTATCTTCTTGTACATCATTTGAACATTTCGGGCACTTCATTTTCTTCATCACCTCGCTTTATTCTTTTAAAAAATACTCAATGCTCACCCCGAAGTAATTCGTTCATCTTTCAGATCCTTGTAGCGTTCGTAGTTCTTATGCTTTTTGCTCGGAACTATCGCATCTTGTTCCGGTATGTAAGAGAAAAGGAACTTCTTTGTTTTGCCCCCTCACAAGCATATACTGATGGTGCCCCTCGTTGAATAAGTTGAAGCTTTAAATCTTTCATATCATCACGCCGCCGCTTCTTCATCTGTAATAGCCGTCAAATCTTCTTTGACGGCATAAGGTTCACTAATCATAACCCTTCCATCTTGTACACTGATATCGATTGCCACATGATGATCATTAGTAAATACAAGAGTAATTATTTCCTTCACTTCTTCATCTAATGTTTCCGAAATGTCGGAAAGGGCAAATCCTAATAATGGAATAAAAGCATTTTTATCTCCACAATAATCAAAACATTTAATTTTTTGCATTTCTTGTCCTCCTATGCACTCTGTTCTAAGTATGCTAAATCCTTTACTGTCTCCAGCCTCTTCTTGCAATCCTGGTAGATTTCTTTGTAATGCTTTCCGGCAACAATCCCAGAATCAATCACACATAAAATGATATGCTCCATAAGAGATAGGTTATTAAGTTGCATTACTGTAGCTTCATCTCTCTTGGAGACTCCCGCCATTTTGTTCGCGAGTTTTGAATAGGTCATATACAACTTATCCGCATGTTGGCTACCTTGCGCTTTCGCGTACTCAACAAGATTCTTGATAGTGTCTGTCTCCGCCTTACGGGTCAGCTTGCCAGCTTTTCTGGTTTCAATCCAAATCTTAGTCTGTTTCTCTCTGATGAATTTCTCCATTTGATTAAAAGCTTTTATGTACTGCCACTTCCATTCATTAGCTTTCTTTCCAGTGAATCCCATAACAAGGAATGTAAATCCATCTCTGTTCATTACATACATTTTGTTTGATTTGCCAGTACTGTCTTTGTATATGGAAGCCTTAAAACACTGAGCCGAATTTTCGGTTGAGTCATTTTCAATGATTTTTTCAATTCTTTCAATCACATGAGTATGTCTCTTTCCAAACTTCTCTGCTACCTGTAAGCTACTACATACAGGTTCATCATTTTTCAGATATACAAGTTCGTTCATGTATCCTCCTTATAGTATCTTTTTGAAATTATCCATTGCTTTTTATCTCACGCCGACCTATACTCCTTTTACAAGGTACTGCAATACCTAAGTTTTATAAGAAAGGAGATTTTCACATGACACAAATACGTTTAGCTGTTGGTGATTATTCTGGGGATATACAAAAACGCCTCGATTACACATCCGATTCCAATGTTTATGAAATATTCCCGGACTCTTTTATATCTGAATTCACCAAAGCATCTAATTTCACAGATTTTTGTGAAATGATTGGCTGTGACATTACATCTCAGACCGATCTCGACAAGCTACAAGATGATGCATACTTCGATAATGCAATTCAAAATAATTCTGAATTCACATCTTGGCAAGATATGGTCGAGACTGCATATCAGCGATTGTTTTATAAAAAGTAACTTCTTTGCAGGGCACTTATT